ACACATCGCCAACCCGTAGGTCAGCAAGACTGGTTTGGGTCGGGAGTTTATCTATATTCAAGTTTAAACCACTTGCTGCAGAAAATCCCGGATTATCTAATGCGGCAAAATACAGCCGCAACACATTTGTTAACTGCTCAAGGTAACGTTGCTCATACTCTGCCGGAGGTGTTGGCAAGTTGGGGGATTGTGTTGTGCCTGTACTCATCAACGTCGTCCGTCGTTTCTGATATCGATTCGGGGTGTACCAAGCTGCCAGTTCACACCAAGCTCAGACGATTCAATCCTAAAACTCATCTGGCGACCACGCAGGCGGGTGTACACCTGCCCATCAAAAAGCTGCACGTTATACGTTCGATTGGTTGTGTAATTGCTTGCGCTTTGGACTTCAGGAATGTTTGCAACACCATAAGGCGTACCTGCATTCTGGCGAGGTTTGATTGTCATTGTGACAAACGGCTGGTCAATGTTTGACCCGTTAAAGTTAACATCGGGCAGGATGCGCCACACAAAACCAAAGTTATGCCCGTCACCAATATCAAAGTCTGATGACTGGATGTAAGCATTGATCGGCAGTGAGGTTGTGCCAGCCATGTCGTTAACGTCAGACTCGTGATACAGCACACGGTTGTTGTAATCCGTAGCCATAGGGTATTCCCTAATACCTGAATCAAGCCATGCGGTGCGAGCCATTGTGCCGTAATACCAAACTTTGTCGAGGTAGTTGTAGATCACATACTTGTCAATTGTGTCTGAATTGGCTGAGCAGTAGAACCACCAGATTTCGTTGTAGCCCTCGTTGCCGCCAGCAAATACTTGATACGACTGGTTCTGGTTCAAGTCCCCGAAAACGTACTGGCGCAGTGAGCTTGCCAACGTGTCAACACGCCCTGAGTATTGATAGAACTTACCGTTGCCCATCCAGTAGGTTACGTTGTTGACTGTGTAGATTGAGTTCGGTGACATGATGGAAATGTTATCCATCAAAAGCTGGAACGACCACACATACGGTGCGCCAACGTATTGCATTGAGTACAACGCAGAGTCAGTCCAGATCAAAATCTCTTGCCGAGTGTTGACGTAAGTAACAATAGACGAACCATGCGAAAGCCCAAACTCACCTGCCTGATTAGTTGGGTCGGGAACCCAGTCGTATTGATTGGCTTGGTCTGACCAGCGCACCAGCATCGGGTTAAAGTCGGAATTAGGTGTTCCGCTTACGTATGGGTTTGCACCAAAGGCTATGACAAACCGCTGGATTGACGATGCTGAAATCTCAAGCGTCTTGTTGGGTACATATGCACCAGAAAAACCTTTTGTTGTTGCCAAGTCGTTTAGCAACTTAGCACGAGTGGTCAGCAGGTCGGCGCTTGTCCAGTAGTAGATGCCGCCGTTGCGGGGCGCAATGATTAAGTCTTGACCGTAATTGTCGTTTGACCAGAGGCGCAACTGAGAGCCAACTGCTTGCGTTGACGAGGCACTACCCCAGCCGCCACGACCCCAGACACCCGCACCCCAGCCTGTGCCGGTCACATAAATGTCTAAGCCCGTATTGATCTGATACGCAGCAGTTGCAACCGTACCGCCGCCAGTAGCCACAGCACTAGTAGAAAACACACCCGACACATTAAAGGTGTACTTATCAACGCTTATGACGTTAAAGACTTGCTGCTCGACGTTGAGTTGACCCGTTGTAAAACCACCCGTAGCCGTAAGTCCAGCAAACGTTACAAAGTCGTTCTGCACCACACCATTAGCAACATCAGTCACGGTAACCGTTGAGCAGCCTACCGCTGCGCTCGTAGCATGAGTAGCCGCAGTTGTACCGTTGTAACCCCGCACAAGCCCTGTCAGGGTGTTGGTTGACTTGCCTGTGTAGTAGATTTGCTCTGAGTCAATTTTGATAATGCCCGGCGAGTTTTGGAACGATGCACCAGAAGTAAGAATAAGTGTAGTCTGCGTTGCCGTAATGCCGCCGTTGAGCGTATTAAACGCAGTAGCCAACGGGTTGCCAGTGCTTGGAGGTACAGCGCCTAGCATGGGGTTTACAGTTTTTCTGATTGGGGTGATGTCGTAGTAACCACCACCGTACTCAATGTAATACTTTAAATTTGTGCCAACCCCAAGGTAGTTTGTACCCTCAAGGTTGATCCAGTTCCACATTGACCGTGCCGTGCCAAGAAACGAACCATTCGACAAGCGAGTCCACCCGCCAATCTTTTCAACCTGACCTGAACGAAAACGAATGTGATCGCAGTCATACCAACCACCCTCGTTAGCGTAGTTAGTGCCTTCACGGTTTACACCGGGGCGAAAGGTCAGTTTCTGTAACGGCATAGGTTACCCCAACATGCTAGAGGCTTTCAGTTTAACTGCTGCAACACGATTAAGCCAGCCTGTACCGTATACAGTAAAAGAATCAAGACTGCGGTAAAACTCTTCTTTGGCATCGCTAAAGTCTTGGATCAACTTAACAGGGTCAGCAGCTTGCACAGCAGCCATTGTCATCGGACCAAACCCACCGTCAGCAGGTACACCTACAGCAGTCTGTAGTAGCTTAATTGACCGACCCGGACCAGCGTTCACACCCATGTCAAACACCATGTAGTCAATGCCAGAGGGCAACTCGTCAGCTCGCACAACGTCCCAGTACTTCTTCTTGTACAGAGGTTCCACATCAGCAGGCGTAAGCTTACGCATATCGTCGTGAGTGACCTGATGCCCAACGTGTTGTTCCCAGTTAAACTGAGTCACACCAAGCATGGTCGAGCCTTTTCGCCCATCTGGTAACTTGTTGCCGTTATCACGTTCGTCATCGGTGAAGCCGCCTTCTGAGGCGAGCATCTGTTTAAACGCTTGATCCCAATTACTAATCATTTACTCATCTCCGTGCTTGCTAAGTTGATGCGAGTCTTCGCTTGGATAATATCTTTAGGGGGTATTTTAAAACCCACCGCAATGTAGCCTACAAAGCGCCCTTGTTCTGGGGGTACAGCACCACGGCACATATACGTCACACCATGCTTGACAGCGTACTCACCAAGCTTTGAGCTTGGTACAAACGCCTCGCAATGCACCTCGCCTTGAAACATCGTAATGACTGCACGGTTGCGTTCAGGCGAACTAGTAAACAAAGCGTTGATTACACCCTCAAGAGACTTTTCACGCCCCTGATTGCTCATTGCTAAGATAGTTGTGCGGCTATTTGACTGAAGATTGACTGAGTTAACCACCACCACATCTGCGCTTAGGTCGTAGATCAAAGACTTGGAAATAGCCTCAACCAACAACGGCTCTTTTAACTCCGTCTTCTTGCTGCTAATTGCACTCAGAATGACCTGCCGTGAATCCCAAGCAAAGTAGCCAGCAAACGCAACAAACGCAATTAGCACTACCGAGATCAATTTAAACGGGCTGTCCACCCACTTGATCAGGTCAACAACCTTGTCGGTAAAGTCTGGGTTTCTGACGGGCGCAGGTTTTGCAACCCGCTTAACTGGCGCTCGTTTAACCGCAGGTTTTTTAGCTGTCACCATTACTTCTCGATCTTGTCGGGCGTTTTGCTTTTCATGTCGATGATCTTTTCGAGCGTTCTGCCACCGAAGTAAAAGCTCATTATGAGCATACCCCACTGACCAAGCAGCTCGACGTATGCCTTGTTGGTCTCAATATCAAAGGCGCTCATCATTGCAAACGTAAAGTAGCCGCTCAGAATTGCTATGAGGGTCATAGGGCGAATGTTTTTACTCAACCAAGAGTCAGACCGCATATCGTTTTCTTGGCGCTTGGTAAGCTCGCCTTGCTCTTGCATATCAGCCTGCATTTTTGCAAGCTCACCGTTCTGCTGCATCTGCATGAGTTCAAGCTGGGCTTTGGCTTTCTGCTCAGGGTCAGGGAAAAACTTATCCAAGACCTTCATGCCAATACCAAGGATGTCCATAAGTGGGAACATGATTTACCCCGTGAAGGTAATAACAAAAGCTGGAACAGACGTTGCATGAATCTCAACGCTTTGCTTAGGTGTGGCTAAGTCAGCACCACAGTCTGAACACTGCGCTTTATCAAGCTCATCTTGCGTTACGTTTGCATTGCATGACGGGCAGAGAATCTCAATCTTGTGCGCTGCTTCGGTATCGGTTGCTTGGTTCTCGATAATCAAAATGTACCCCCGTTGATTGATGAC